CAACCCGCCGGGCCCGACTCCCCAAAGACTGGCCGAAACGCCGCGCCGCCGTACTCAAACGCGACAACGGCGTATGCCACGTCTGCCACGGGCCCGGCGCCGACGCCGTCGACCACATCATCCCCGGGGATGATCACTCCCTCGAAAACCTGGCGCCGATACATGACCGGGTGTGGCCACACTGCCACCGCCGCAAATCCGCGTCTGAGGGCAGCCGCGCAGCCCAGGCCAAGCGCATCCCGCGCCGGCGTCCGGAGGAGCCACACCCCGGACTCATCTGACCCGAAATCTTGGCCGCAAGCCCCGTCCTTCAGGGCGGGGTTAGGCCATCCCTAGAGTGGTCTGCGCTGCTGTTCGATGTACTGGCGGATGATCTCCAAGGGTGCGCCGCCGCAGGATGCGGCGAAGTAGGACGGCGACCACAGGTGTCCGTGCATGATGTGCCGGTTCATGTGGCCGGTGAACTCCTTGCGCAGAAGTCGGGCCGAGACGCCTTTGAGGCTGTTCACCAGCTTTGATATGGCGACCTTTGGCGGATAGTGCACCAGTAGATGCACGTGGTCGTCTTCCCCGTTGAACTCGACAAGATCAGCCTCGAAGTCGGCGCACACGTCCCGCATGATCTGCTCGCAGCGCTCAAGGATCTCGCCGGTCAGCGCTCCGCGCCGGTGCTTCGTCACGAAGACCAAATGGACGTGGAGCGCTGAAACAACGTGTCTGCCGCGCCTATAGTCGGAATCATTCGCCATAGACCAAATGCTAGACTGGGTACCGTGCAGCTTCGGTACAACTTCCGCCTCTACCCGACAGCCGGTCAGCGCGCCGCGTTGGCCAAGGCGTTCGGGTGCGCCCGGGTGGTATTCAACGACGGGCTGCGCTTACGGCAGGAAGCCCACGCGGCCGGGCTGCCGTACATCAAGGACGCCGACCTGCAACGCCAGGTGATCACCGAGGCGAAGAAGACCCCGGAACGCTCCTGGCTGGGAGAGGTGTCCAACGTCGTGCTGGTGCAGTCGCTCAACGACCTGCACAAGGCGTACCGGGCGTTCTTCGCCTCGGTAACGGGCAAGCGCAAGGGGCCGAAGGTGGCCCCGCCCCGGTTCAAGTCGAAGAAGGACAACCGGCAGGCGATCCGACTCACCCGCAACGGCTTCAGCATCCGCCCAAACAGGCGGCTGTACGTGGCCAAGGTCGGCGAGATAGAAGTCCGCTGGTCCCGTGCTCTGCCTGCCGAACCGTCGTCGGTAACGGTGGTCAAGGACGCGGCCGGACGGTACTTCGCGAGCTTCGTGGTAGAGGTCCCCGGCGAGCCGCTGCCGGAGACGACGGGTGAGGTTGGGATCGACCTGGGCCTGTCGCACTTCGCCGTGCTGTCGGACGGCAGGAAGATCGACAATCCGCGTTTCATCCGCCGAGCCGAACGCCGCCTGCGCAAGGCGCAAAAGGCACTGTCCCGCAAGCAGAAGGGCAGCGTGAACCGGGCCAAGGCCCGGGCCAGGGTCGCCAAGCTGCACGCCAAGTTGGCCGACGCGCGCCGGGACTGGGCACACAAGCTTTCCACGCAGATCATCCGCGAGAACCAAGCGGTATACGTGGAGAACCTTTCTGTGTCCGGGCTCGCGCGCACGAGACTGGCCAAGAGCGTGCATGACGCGGGCTGGTCGCAGTTCGTCGCCATGCTTGAGTACAAAGCGGCCCGGTACGGGCGGACCTTCCACCAGATCGACCGCTGGTTTCCCAGCTCGAAGCTATGTTCCGCATGCGGGACGCTACAAGAGTCGATGCCGCTGAACGTCCGGGAGTGGACTTGCCCGTGTGGTGCGGTCCACGACCGGGACGTTAATGCTGCAAGGAACATCCTCGCCGCCGGGCGGGCGGAGAGGTTAAACGCCTGTGGAGGGACCGTAAGACCCGCCGCCTAGCGGAGGGCAGGACCCGGTGAAGCAGGAAGCCACAGAAGTGCCGCACGCGCGGCACAGGCTGAATCCCCGGCCTTCAGGCCGGGGAGCGCGTCAAAAAGATCAACCCTTCCGAAATCAACACCACAAGCTGGCGGGTCGCCTGCACCCCACAAGACAACAGGCCGCACAGCAGACGGCCCGCCATTCCCAGCCCTAACAAAGGCGTAGCGTGACAGAACAGAAGATCGGCCACATCATCGACGGCCTCGGCCTAACCCTCGACCTCGGCGAAGGCGACCTCATCGCCTCAGCAGTCGTCCTCTGCAAGATCATCAAGCCGGACGGTGAGACGGTCTTCGGCTTCGCACACTCCGAAGGCATGTGCTGGATCGAGTCGATCGGCCTGGTCACGATCGGCGCCGAGATGATCAAGCAGGGCTATGTAGAGACCTTGGCCGACGACGAGGAGCCCTGACGCTCGAGCAGGCGTGCCGGCGCGGCCTCGCCTCCGGCCTGCTGCGGCACACCTCGACCAAGATCGCTTGCAGGTCGGCCGATCAAGATCGTCTAGTCACGCTCGACCAAGATCATAAACCGGCTCGAGCGACCAAGATCAACACCGCGGCGCGCCGTGCGCACGCCTGTGTACATATGGGTGGGTATGCCCCCCTTTGTCCAAATTTTTCTCGACCGGGCCGGTATAGCAGCTCGCTGTCTGTACGGGTTGTGAGGTCGCGACACGCTGCGTAATCGGCGTGAGGTGGCATGCCGCGCGCCGAGCTCACCCCTGCCTCACGCAGGACTTTGATCTTGAACCGCTGTGCCCCGGCATGGGGTACGCGGACGTCCCGACATGGGAGGAATCGATGGCACGTCCGAGGGGCCCTGTCCCCAAGCGGAGCGAGGAGCGCCGCCGCCGGAACAAGCCGGAAGGCGGCGAGGTGACCAAGGTTTCTGCCGGTGTGGCCGTTGTGGAGTTCCCGCCGGCCCACGAGGACTGGCACCCGATCGCGCGCGAGTGGTACGAGTCGCTGCAGGTGTCGGGTCAGGCGGTCTTCTACGAGCCGTCCGATGTGGCGACCGCGGTGTATGTGGCGGAGGCCATGTCGCGCGGGCTGCAGGCGCCCCGGTTTTCGGCGCAGCTGTTTGCCGCCGTCTCCTCAGCGATGACCGAGCTGCTGACGACGGAGGGTGCGCGGCGTCGTGCGCGGCTCGAGCTCGAGCGGCATGGTGTTGAGGACGGGAAGCCGGCCAGCGTGCTCGCGTTGGACGATTACCGTGACGCTCTCGGCGGCTGACAACACGACGACTGTTGATCTTGACGCGTTGGAGCCGGTGCGGATCGGCCCGACGTGGCGGCGGGACCCGGATCATCCGAGCGGCTGGTATCTGCCGGAGCGCACGCTCGGGTGGAGCATCGTGATGTGGCAGGCCGAGGCGTTGCAGCATCCCTCGGGCCGGCCGTGGCGGTACACGCCTGAGCAGCTGCGGTTTGTGCTGTGGTGGTACGCGGTTGACGAGGATGGCCGGTGGCTGTTCCGGGATGGCGTGCTGCAGCGGATCAAGGGCTGGGGCAAGGACCCGCTGGTCGCGACGCTGGCGGCGACGGAGCTGGTGGGGCCGTGCCGGCTGGACTCGTCGGGGCGGACGGTTCGGGACCCGTGGGGGAATGAGCATCCGGCTGGTGTGCCGCATCCGGAGGCGTGGATTCAGATCGCCGCGGTGAGCAAAGATCAGAACCGGAACACGATGACGATCTTTCCGGGGATCTTCACCAAGGCGGCGCTTGAGCGGTACCAGATCGACCTCGGCAAGGAGATCATCTACGCGTTCAAGGGTGCCCGGCGGATTGAGGCGGTGTCGTCGTCGCCGCGTGCGCTCGAGGGTGGCCGGCCGACGTTCACGATCAAGAACGAGACGCATCACTGGCTCGCCACCAACGGCGGCCATGAGATGGACGCGGTGATCGAGCGTAACGCGACCAAGTCGTCGGACGGTATGGCGCGCGCGCTGGCGATCACGAACGCGTACATGCCGGGTGAGGACTCGGTGGCGGAGCGGGCACGTGAGGCGTATGAGCTGATGGCGGCGGGCCGGGCCCGGGACACGGGTCTGCTGTATGACTCGCTTGAGGCGCCGGCGGAGGCTCCGCTGTCTGCGGAGGCCGCGCCGCGGGTGGTCGAGCTGGTGCGGGGGGATTCGCACTGGCTGGATGTCAACGGCATCGTCCAGTCGATCTTGGACCCGCGGAATCCGCCGAGCCGGTCGCGACGGTTTTGGTACAACCAGATCGTCGCCGCCGAGGACGCGTGGGTCGCGCCGTACGAGTGGGATGCGTGCGAGCGTAAGGACCGGCTGGTGGAGCCCGGCGAGAAGATCACGCTGTTTTTCGACGGCTCCAAGTCGGATGATGCGACGGTGCTGGTCGGCTGCTGCGTGTCCGACGGGCATGTGTTCCTGATCGACTGCTGGCAGCGCCCGCCCGGCTTGGACTCCAAGGTGCCGTGGTCGGTGCCGCGGGAGCTGGTTGACGCGCGGGTGGACCGCGCGTGCGCCGAGTGGTCGGTGGTGGGGTTCTTCGCCGACCCTGGCGGTGGCGAGGATGAGACCGGCGAGCGGTATTGGGATGCGCTGCTGGATGCGTGGGCCGAGCGGCACGGCGCGGGCCTGCTGATTCATGCGGCGCCGCGGGGGTCGCGGAGCCCGCACCCGATCGTGTGGGACATGCGGACGCCAGCGCATCAGCAGGAGTTCACCGAGGCGTGTGAGCGTTCCTGGACGGATATCCGGGACCGTCTGCTGACGCATGACGGGAACCGGGTTTTGCGGCAGCACGTGGTGAATGCGCGGCGCCGCCCGAACAAGTGGGGCGTGTCGATCGGCAAGGAGCATCGCGAGTCGCAGCGGAAGATCGACGCCGCGGTGGCGATGGTCGGTGCGCGGATGGTGCGGCGGAAGCTGCTGGGGTCGGCGGAGTGGTCCAGGCAGTCGAAGGCGAAGCCCCGGTCGGGCCGGGTGTTCGGGTTCAGCTGAGGTCTCTTGGAGGGGGGCTGGTTGTGACGCTCTCCAAGAGTGAGGCGTTGGATGCGGCGGCGAAGCTGCTGGAGCTGCGTGAGGGTGAGCAGGCGCGGCTGAAGAAGATCTCCGCCTACATGAAGGGCGAGGCGTCGAGCGTCTATGTGCCGAAGGGTGCCCGCCAGGAGTACAAGTGGCTGATCCGGCGGGCCCGCGTCAACATCCTGCCGCTGGTGGTCACGGTGGTGGCGCAGGCGCTGTATGTGGACGGGTATCGGCCGGCGGGCTCGTCGCAGAACGCCAGGGCGTGGGAGATTTGGCAGGCGAACCGGATGGATGCCCGGCAGCATGGGCTGCACCGTGCCGCGCTCAAATACGGGGTGGCGTATGCGGTGGTGTTGCCGGGTGAGCCGGTGCCGGTGATCAAGCCCAAGTCGCCGCGCCGGTTGACCGCGTTCTACGCCGACCCGGTGGATGACGAGTGGCCGGAGTTCGCGCTTGAGGTGACCTCCCGGAACACGCTGAAGGGGAAGGTCAAGTCGGTGCGGCTCTACGATGCCACGCACCGGTACGACATGGAGGCGCGGGAGACCGAGGCGGGGAAGCTGCGCCTGGTCACGGCGGAGGAGCACGGGCTGGGTGTGTGCCCGGTGGTCCGCTACCTCAACGGTGACGACCTCGACGGTGACGATTGTGTCCGTGGCGAGGTCGAACCGCTGTTCGAGATGCAGGACCAGCTCAACGCCACGACGTTCAATCTGCTGATGGCGCAGCAGTATGCGGCGTTCCGGCAGCGGTGGATCGCCGGCATGGTGGTGACGGATGAGGACGGGTCGCCGCGGGCGCCGTTCCAGGCCGCGGTGGACCGGTTGTGGGTCGCCGAGGACGCCGACGTCAAGTTCGGCGAGTTTTCCCAGACCGATTTGTCCGGCTATCTGCAGTCGATTGAGGCGACGATCCGCAACATCGCCACGGTGTCGCAGACGCCGCCGCATCACCTGCTCGGCCAGATGGCGAATCTGTCGGCTGAGGCGCTTGCCGCGGCCGAGTCTGGTCTGCAGCGGAAGATCGCCGAGCGCAAGAGCTCGTTCGGCGAGTCGCACGAGCAGATGCTGCGGCTGGCGTCGCTGGCCGCGGGGGACCGCAAGGGCTGGGAGGACACGGCGGCGCAGGTTGTGTGGCGTGACACGGAGGCCCGGTCGCTCAGCTCGACGGTGGATGCGCTCGGGAAGCTCGTGCAGATGCTGCAGGTGCCGCCTCAGGAGCTGTGGGAGCGGATCCCGGGGGTCACGCAGACGGATGTGGAGCGGTGGAAGGCGGCCGCGGAGCGTGCTCGGCGGGACGCGGATGCGATGGAGCAGCTGAACCAGATGCTGGACCGGCAGCTGGGTGGATCTGGCGTGCCGGAGCAGCCGGATGGTGAGTCCGCCGGGGCCGCCGAGGGTGGCGGCGAGCGGGTTTTGGAGGCTGCGGATGCCGTCGCAGAACCAGCTCGCTGAGCAGTACCGTGCCGCGCAGGCGCGTCTGGCGGCTCGGGTGACCCGTGACGTGCTGCGGCTGTGGCTGGACTCCTACCAGCCGCGGTCCCCGAACGTGTGGGAAGCGCTGATCGCCGCGCTGGTGGCGCTGATCTCGAGCTTCCGCCGCGAGTCGACCCGGTTGGCGACGAACTACTACCTCGAGTCACGCGCCGAGGCGCGGGTTCCGGGCCTGTTCGTGCCGTCGCCTGCTCCTGAGGCGCCGCGGGAGTGGATCGAGACCACAGCGCAGATCGCCGGCGCGCGCACGTATGGCCGTTCTCTGTCCGCCGATCTGCCTGAGCATCAGGCTCGGCAGAACGCCGGGGTCGCGCTGGCCGGGAGCATGGAGCGCATCGTCCTCGACGCGGGCCGGCAGACCATCCTCGGCGCGGTCGATGAGGACCGGGAGGCGATCGGGTGGGCCCGGATCGGGGATGCGAACCCGTGCGCGTTCTGCGCGATGCTGATCAGTCGCGGGCCGGTGTACAGCGAGGCCACGGCGAAGTTCCAGAGCCATCCGCATTGTGCTTGCGTGGCGGCGCCTGTCTGGTCGCGGGACGAGGCGTGGCTGGGCCATTCCCGGGACCTGTATGAGCAGTGGCGGCGTGTGACGGCTGGTTATTCGGGTGCTGAGGCTCGGCGGGTGTGGCGTCGCTATTGGGAGGGCCGCGACCAGTCGGAGGAGTGACGGATGGCTGACCGTACCGCGGAGGAGATGCGCCGCCTGGTCCGCGAGGGCAAGGCGATGCGCACCGGCAGGGACGATCCGCGGCCGGGCCGGTTCCCGATCGCGAACCGTGAGGATCTGCTGAACGCGATTCGCGCGGTGGGCCGGGTGCGGCCGAACACCGAGGAGGCGCGCGCTCGGGTGCGCCGGTTCATCATGCGGCGTGCGCGTGAGCTAGGGCTCGGGGAGCTGATTCCGCCGACGTGGAAGGCGGACGGCACGCTCGAGCGCTGATCGAAATTCTTGGGCGCAGACCCCCGGCTTCAGCCGTGGGGTTAGCCCATGAACATCCTCGCCGCCGGGCTGGCGGTGACAGGGCGTGGAGACCTCGCCGTTGGGCGGTCTGTGAAGCGCCAACCACCCAAGGTAGAGGCAGCGTGAACGCGCCTCAGCCACGGGAATCCCCCGCCTTCAGGCGTGGGGAGGAAGTCAACTGAGGCTTTCTTGCCCCCTTGTGGGCCGGTTGGCCGTCATGGCTGCCGGCCTTTTGTGTTGTTGGCCTGGGCCGTCAGGGCCCCGGCCGTGGTCCCGGCATGGGAGTTGACGTGTCTGAATCTGTGGTGTCCGAGTCCCCTGCCGCCGAGGTGCCGGAGGCTGTGGCTGGCTCCGACGAGGATGCTGCGGCGGAGGCGATGCTTGCCGCAGCGGTGGCTGCCGAGTCTGAGGGTGATGGTGAGGCCGGCGAGGGGCGGCCGGAGCGTTCTGTGCGCCGGTCTGGCCGGGGGCGGCAGTCTGACCGTGTGCCGGACGCCGAGCCCGGCGGCAAGGAGCCTGACGAGCCGCCCGCCGAGGCCGAGGTGGGCCCTGATGGGTACCCGCTGAACACGCCGGTCAAGGACATGACGCCTGAGCAGCAGGCGGCGTATTGGCGTGCGCAGGCGAAGAAGCACGAGAAGGCCGTCAGGGCCTTCGGCCGGTTCCGGCCGGAGCAGGTCAAGGAGATGGCCGAGCGGCTGCGCGAGATCGAGGACGCGCAGAAAAGCGAGGCCGAGCGGCTCGCCGAGCGCCTGGCGGAGGTGGAGCGGCGCGCCCGGGAGGCGGAGCTCGCCAAGGCGAGGCTGCTGGCGGCGTCGGCGCATTCGGTGCCCGCGAGCCTGGTGGAGCGGCTCGCCGGCGAGACCGAGGAGGAGATCCTCGAGGCGGCGGAGGCGCTGGCCGAGGGGATCGACGCCGAGGTTGAGCGTCGGCTGGAGCCGCTGGTTGAGAAGCGGGTTGCGGAGCGGCTTGCCGAGCTCGAGCAGGAGCGGAAGCAGCAGGCCGCGGAGCGTGCCCGTGCTCGTGGCGGGTGGCCGGTGGAGTCGCTGCGGCCTGGTGCGATGCCGGCATCGGAGGACCCGGACCCGAATGAGGCGTTCCGCCAGTTCTTGATGGGTGGTCGCCGTTAGTTCCCCTTGTTGGTTGAGCAGCGCCGGTTCCTTGCACGGGGCCCGGGGCCGCTGCTGTGTGCATTGAAGGGAGTGCCCCGTGCCTACCTACAGCGACATGATCACGCGGGACGTCAGCGACGATCCCCTTATTCCTGAGCCGGTGTCGGCTCAGATCATCCAGGAGCTGCCGTCGCAGTCCTTCCTGCTGCAGCGTGCCGCGCAGGTCCGGATGTCCACCAAGACGCAGCGGCAGCCGGTTCTTGACGTGCTGCCGACGGCGTACTGGGTGAGCGGCGATTCCGGGATGAAGCAGACCAGCGCGGTGGACTGGAAGAACGTGATGCTGGTCGCCGAGGAGCTCGCCGTCATTGTGCCGATCCCGGAGGCGTACCTGGATGACGCGCAGGTGCCGATCTGGGATGAGGTGCGTCCGCGGATCGTGGAGGCCCTCGGCTACAAGATCGACGCCGCGGGTCTTTTTGGTGTGGACAAGCCGTCGAGCTGGCCGGCGGACATCTACTCGTCTGCTGTGGCAGCCGGTAACACGGTGGTGGTCGGCACCGGCACCGACTTTGCGCAGGATGTCGCGTCGCTGGGTGAGCTGATCGCCACCGACGGGTTCCAGATCACCGGTTTTGCCGCGCGGCCGGGGTTGAAGTGGCGGCTAGTCGGGCTGCGGTCGCAGGATGGTGTGCCGATCTACCAGCCTGACCTGCAGTCGGGTGGTGGCGGCATGCTGTACGGCTACCCGGTGACCGAGGTGTCGAACGGGTCCTGGGACTCGTCTGAGGCTGAGCTGATCGCCGGTGACTGGACGAAGTGCATCATCGGACTCCGGCAGGACATCACGTGGAAGATGTTCACCGAGGGTGTGATCAGCGACGGTGAGGGCAAGGTCGTCCTCAACCTGATGCAGCAGGACTCGGTTGCGCTGCGGGTGACGATGCGGATCGCGTATGCGACGAGCAACCCGGTGACGCGGCTGAACATGGACGGTAACACTCGGTTCCCGTTCGGTGTGGTTCAGGCGTCGACGGCTGGTAGCTGATCCCGCCTGGTTGCGGTGTGGGTGTTGGCGGCCGGTGCCGGCGCTGGTGGCGTGATGCGTGGGTGCCGGTGCCGGCCGCGGGGCCCTGGCTGGTTGTTGGTGTCTCCTGGATTGGAGTTGTGTGGTGCGCCTGTTGGCCATGCTCCACGCGTATCCGCCGCACCATAACGCGGGCGCGGAGTGGATGGTCCACACGATGTTGCGAGCCACGGTGGAGCGTGGCCACGAGGTGGACGTGGTGTTGTCGTCACGGCTGCAGGATGGGCCGTACGAGCTGGACGGGGTGCGTGTGCACCCGTACACCGGCAAGGGGGACCTGTTCCGGTTCTTGAACTCGGCGGATGCGCTGGTGACGCATCTGGAGTGCACGCGCCGGGCCATGGTGATCAGCCGGCTGCATGGTGTGCCGCTCATCCAGGTGCTGCACAACACGTTCGACCAGACGAGGAACTGGGTGCGCCGGGGCCCGTGTGCGCTGGCGGTTTACAACTCGGAGTGGATGCGCGCCGAGTTTGAGGCGTGGCTGGATTCGGTGCGTGCGCCGCGGCCGGATGCGGTGGTGGTGCGCCCGCCGGTGCTCGCCGAGGAGTACGCCACCAAGCCGGGTGACCGCGTCACGCTGATCAACCTCTACCCGCCGAAGGGGTCGGGGACGTTCTGGCAGCTGGCCGAGCGGATGCCGGACGTGAAGTTTTTGGCGGTGATCGGCGGCTACGGCCCGCAGGACGTGCGGGAGCTGCCGAACGTGGAGGTCGTGCCGAACGTGCCGGGCCAGCGGATGCGGGATGAGGTGTATGCGCGCACCAAGATCCTGCTCATGCCGTCGGAGTATGAGTCGTGGGGGCGGGTCGGGGTGGAGGCGATGGCCTCCGGTATCCCGGTGATCGCGCACCCCACCCCGGGCCTGTGCGAGTCCCTCGGTGAGGCCGGGATCTTTGTGGACCGCGACGATTTGGACGGCTGGGAGCGGGAGATCCGCCGGCTGCTGACGCCGCGCGCCTACGGCACCGCCTCCAAGAAGGCGAAGGCGCGGTCGGCGGAGCTGGATCCGGCGCCGGATCTGGAGCGGTGGGTGGCGGCCGCGGAGATGGTCGCGGCGCAGCGTGACCGGATGCGCATGCTCGCCCGGCTGACGCACTAAAAGGGGGGGTGTCCGGTGGAGAGTCTGGCGACTGAGGCCGACCTGGTCGCGCGGCTCGGCCGGGACCTGACCGACGATGAGCGGGTGCGGGTGTGCGCGCTGCTGGCGGACGCCTCTGCGCTGATCCGGGGCTATACCGGCCGCGATTTCACCCAGGCTGTGGATGACACGGTGGTGCTGCGCGCGACCGGGGGGACGCTCCGGCTGCCGCAGCGGCCCGTGATCGAGGTCAAGCGGGTGGAGGCGATCGGCGTCAGCGGCGCCCCCGACATCACGCTCGCCGACTGGCTGTTCGACGGGATCGACCAGATCCGGCTCGGCGAGGGCAATTGGATCATCAACCTGCCGGAGATCTGGTGGGACGATGACGGCTTCCCCGGCACCTACCGGGTGACCTACACGCACGGGTATGCGCAGGTGCCGCCGGATGTGGTGGCGGTGGCGTGCCAGATGACGCTGCGCACGCTGACCTCCCCGGCGATGGTCGGCGGGGTGACGAGCGAGACGGTGGGCCCCTACAGCTACCGGTCGGAGACGCCCGGTCAGGGGCTGGCGGTGACGTTGACGGATGCCGAGCGGCGGGTGCTGGACCGGTACCGGACGACCACCGGCACGATCACAGTGAGGATCTAGATGCGGGTTTTGGCGCGGTTCCACGCCTACGTGCCGGAGCACGGCGGCGGGGCGGAGGTGATGGCGCACACGCTCCTGCGTGAGCTGGTGGCGCGTGGCCACCAGGTGCGGGTGTGGCTGTCCCAGCACAACGGGCGGCGCGAGCCGTACCGGGTGGACGGGGTCGAGGTGATCCCGGTCAAGGCGCGGCAGGATTTCCTGCGCTTGGCGCGGGATAGCGATGTGGTGGTCTCGCATCTGGAGAACGTGCGGGCAGCGGCGGCGGCCGCGCGCGGCTGGGGCCGCCCGCTGGTGGTGTTGTGCCACAACACTTTCCCCGCCACCTTCTCCGCGGTCGGGTCTGGCACGACCGCGCTGGCGGTCTACAACAGCCAGTGGATGGCGGCGGAAGCCGAGCGATGGTTCGCGGAGAACCCTAAGGCCGCGCGTCCGCTGGCGAGTGTGGTGGTCCGGCCGCCGGTGCGCGCAGCCGACTACCGCACCACCCCCGGCGACCACATCACGCTGGTCAACCTGCACAAGCCCAAGGGCGGGGATGTGCTGTGGCGGCTCGCCGAGCGCATGCCGAACCACCGGTTCCTCGCCGTCAAGGGCGCCTACGGTGAGCAGATCGTCGGGCAGGCGCCGAATGTTGAGGTGGTCGAGCATGTGCCGCCGGCGCAGATGGCCGAGCGGGTGTATGCGCGCACCCGTGTGCTGATCATGCCGAGCGAGTATGAGTCGTGGGGTCGGGTCGGGGTGGAGGCGATGGCCTCCGGTATCCCGGTCGTGGCCACCCCCACCCCGGGCCTGTGCGAGTCCCTCGGTGAGGCCGGGATTTTCGTCGAGCGTGATGACCTGGACGGCTGGGTGGCGGCGCTCACCGCGCTCGACGACGCGGAGGCGTGGCAGGCCGCGTCGAAGCAGGCTAAGGCCCGGGTGCGTCAGCTCGACCCTGCCGCGGACCTGGCGCGGTGGGTTGAGGCGGTCGAGAGGCTGGGCCGGCGATGACCAGGGGTGAGACCGTGACGGTGCTGACCCGCTCGCCGGCCGGGCGCGACGCCCACGGCAACGAGATCTGGACGTGGGCTGAGCGGGACGTGGCGGGCTGCATCGTCTGGCCGAGCGGGAGCAGCGAGCAGACCGAGGCGCGGGACACGGTCACCGACCGGATCAACGTCTCGTTCCCGTATGGGACGGATCTCTCGGCGGTGTCGCGGATGCGGGTCCGCGGCGAGCTGTATGAGGTGGACGGCACACCGGAGCAGTGGAGCTCGCCGTTTACCGGGTGGCGGGCCGGTGTGCTGGCCCGCGGGGTGAAGGTCACCGGCTAGCGCAGCGCGTCCTTGAGGGAGGGGATGGCGGTGGCGGCGGCTCGTGCACGGTATCGGCCGGACATCCGCGGTTTTGGCCGTGTCCTGGCCTCCCGGCAGATGCAGGAGGAGATGCGGCAGCGTGCCGAGCGGGTCGCGCGCCGCGCCCGCGAGCTGGCGCCGGTGGACACCGGCGAGTACGCCCGGTCGTTCCGTGTCGAGGTCGGTGTGCGGGAGGGTCCGCGGCCGCGCGCCGTGGCCTTGGTGATCAACGACGATGTGGCGGCGCCGTATGTGGAGTGGGGCACGAGCCGTACGCCCCGCTACAGGGTGATGGGCCGGGCCGCGGAGAGTGCCCTATGAGCGTCGTGGTTGATATTGAGGCGCTGATGGTGGCCTGGGTCACGGATGTGGTCAGGCTGCCGGCGAGCACGGAGACACCGGCGGATCTGGAGTCGCGGGTGCCGTTTGTGCAGGTGACCGGCACAGGCGGCGACCATGACGGGTACCGCCGGGATGAGCCCAGCGTGGACATCAGCGTATTCGCGGCCACGACGGTGGAGGCGGCCGACTGGGCCGGCCGGATCCACTGGCTGCTGCATGAGCAGCTGGCCGAATCGGTCTACGACGGGGTGTCGGTCAACCGGGTGCGCACGTCGGTGCGGCCGCACCGGGTGCCGTACGACAACCCGGCTCTGCGCCGCTACGAGGCGAGCTACAGCCTGGTGGTGCACCCCGTCTAGCAGCACTTTTTTCCTGTTCGCCCCCCGGGGCCGCCGGTCGCGGGGGCTTTTTGCTGCCCCAGCATGTGAGGAGCACATCATGCCCACTATCTACCGGGACGCCAAGCTCGCGGTGGTCGGCACCAACGGCGGTGTCTGGGTGGCGCCGCTGGGTACGGCGCAGCCGTCGGACCCCGAGGAGCAGCCGCCTGCGCCGTGGCTGGCCATCGGCGCGATCTCCACTGATGGTCTGACGAATGGTGTTGAGGAGGACACCGAGCAGTTCACTCCGTGGGGTCTGACCTCGCCTTTCCGCACGGTTGTGACGAGCTCGGTGCGGACTTTCAGCTTCACGGCGTGGGAGATCAATCGCCCGATCGTGCGGGCCCTGCAGAACCGGCTCGAGGTGGATGACCTGCAGCCGGATCTGGACGGGATCGTCCGGTACGCCGAGTCCGGCACGGCGGAGCCGGACCGCCGCAGCTGGCTGATCGACGTGTATGACGGCCAGGTGTGGGAGCGTTTCTACATCCCCGAGGGTGAGATCACCGAGCGTGGCGAGGTGACCTACCAGCAGGGTGAGATGGTCGGGTACGAGTGGACGATCTCCACCTACCCCGACTCGGCCGGGAACCTGGTCTACCACAGCTACTTTGCGCCTCAGGTGGAGGATCACCTGTCCTGATGACTACCAACAAGATCGCCCAGGAGCCGGTCAGCCTGTTCTCGCTTCGCCGGCGTGCGCAGGAGGCCAAGAAGGAGCCGTTCACGTTCGATGTGGACGGCAAGATTTTCACGATGAGGGACCCGACCGAGGCCGACTGGCAGGTCACCGCGGCGCTCGGCAGGGGCGAGGGTGACCTGCGCGAGTTCATGCGCGAGCTCCTCGGCGACGATTACGAGGAGTTCGCCAAGATCCGCGGCATCAGCAGCGCTGACATCAACGCGCTGATCGAGGCCGCCACCCGCCACTACCAGGGGGTCGGCCGGGGGGAATAGCCGGCCTGGCCCGCCTGCTCGGCGAGCACTATGACGCGGTCGAGGCCGACCTGTGGCGCTACTACCAGCTGGATGTGCGGGATCTGTGGCGCCCAGGCGGCGGCCGCTCGGCGCTGACGTGGCGGCTGCTCGGCAATTTGATCCGGCATCTGCCGCCGGAGTCCGCGGTCAAGACCGAGCTGCGGAACGCGATGAGCGACGCCGAGATCAAACGGCTCGCCGAGGAGGCCGACCCGTCGCAGGGTCAGTGGTCACACACGGAGATGCTGATCGCGTCGCTGATCGACGCGGTGCGCACCAACACGTTCGTGCTGCAGCGGGTCAACGGCGTCAAGGTCAAGGCGCCGGAGCCGATCCCGCGGCCGGGTGTGCCCTCCAAGAAGCGCAAGAAGCGCCGGCAGCTGACTCCTGAGCAGACGGCTCTGGTGCTGGCGCGGATCCGCGGGGAGCGGGTGCCGCTTGGCCGCGGCATGTGGGTGCAGTCCCCGCCTGGTCTGGTTACTCGTCCTGTCCGGTAGTCGCCGGGGTGGCCCCGGCTCACCTTGCGAAAGGGGGTGAGCCGGTGGCCCAGTTCGTCGCCGGTGAGGTCGTCGTCCCCGTCGTCCCGGACGCGCGGGGTTTCCACCGGGAGCTGCGCAAGAGCCTGGTTCCCGGTGCGGAGCAGATCGGCCGGGAGGTCGGTGCGCAGATCGCCCGGGGTGTGCAGGCGCAGCTGGGGGATGTGTATGCGCCGCTGCGTGAGGCGGCTCGGCGGGAGCAGGCGCGTGCGGGGCAGGACGGTGCGCAGGTCGGTGGCGCGTTCGCCCGCGGGGTGAAAGCCCAGCTTGAGGCGGCGTTCCGTTCGCTGCCGAAGATCGAGCTCGACGCCGACGCGAGCGAGGCGCAGCGCAAGGTCCAGGAGCTTCGTGCCCGGATCGAGACCCTCTCCGGCAAGACGGTCGGCATCGACATCGATGCCGGGGCCGCGCTGGCCGAGGTGGCGGCGATCCGGCGCGAGCTGGAGCAGCTCGACGGCAAGGACGCGTCCGTTGATGTCCGTGCGGACATCGGCCAGGCGCTTGCGCAGCTCGCCGCGGCGGAGACGGCGCTGTCCGGGTTGGATGGCCGGACGGCGCACGTCCGCGTGGATGTGGACATCTCCGGCGCGCTGGCGGCGATCGGGACGCTGTCGATGGCGCTGGCCGGTTTGGCGGCGATCCCGGTCGGTGCGTCGCTGACGGCGGGGATCGCCGGGATGCTCGGCCCGCTCGCCGCCGCCGGCGCCGGGTTCGCGGGGCTTGCGGCGGTGGCGATCCCCAGCATTGGCCGGATCAATGAGGCGCTGGAGGAGCAGGAGAAGGCCGGGCAGCGGGCCGCGTCCGGGCTGACTGCTGCCGCTGGTGCGACCCGGAATCTGGCGATTGAGTCGCTGCAGGCGCAGATCCGGCAGCTGCAGGCCGCCAACGCCGCCGACCAGCTACGGAACGCCCAAGACCGGGTCAAAGACGCCGTTGCCGGGGTTGCCGCGGCGAAAGACAGGCTCAAGCAGGCGGCCCAGTCGGCGGCGCAGGCGCAGGCCGCGGCCGCGCAGCGGGTGGCGCAGGCCGAGCGTGCGCTGGCGGACGCGCAGAAGGCAGCGATCCGCGCTCAAGAGGACTTGAACAGGGCCAGGCAGCAGGCGATCAAAACCCTCGCCGACCTGGGGCGCAGTCTCCGCGGCAACGCGCTCGATCAGCGTGAAGCGGCGTTGGACCTGCGGGAGGCCGAGGCGGAGCTGGCCAAGGCCCGCGAGAAGGGCGACCCGGAGGCGATCGAGCGGGCCGAGATCGCCTACGAGCGGATCAAATTGCGGATCGAGGAGCTGCAGGTCCAGGAGCAGGAGCTGCAGGAGCAGCAGGCCAAGGGGGTTGAGGGCCAGGACGCCGTTGTCGCCGCCAAGGAGCGGCTCGAGCAGGCCAGCCAGCGGGTGCTCGACCAGGAGAAGGCGCTTGCGAAGGCGTACGAGGACGCCGGGAAGGCGGGTGAGGAGGCCGCCCGTCGTGTGGCGGAGGCGCGGAAGGCGGTCCGGCAGGCCGAGGAACGCGTTGACGACGCCAAGCGTGCGCTCGAGGCGCTGAAGCGGCAGCAGCAGATCCAAAAGCTTCAGGAGAAGATCCAGAAGATCCGGGAGCGGGAGCAGGCCAAGGCGCAGGCCGCGGCGGCCGCGCGTGCCGCGCAGGCGGCGGCTGCCGCTCAGGCGAAGGCGACGGAGAAGACCCGCGCCTTGACGCCGGCGGAGCGCGCGGCCGCCGAGCAGATCAAGGCGTTCAAGGACGCCTACGAGGATTTCCAGAAGGCGCTGGCGCCGAGCGTGCTGCCGGCGATCACCGGTGCGCTGGGTCTGCTGCAGAAGGCGTTCAAGCCGTTGACGCCGCTGGTGCAGGGCACGGCCGGCGCGCTCGTCGAGCTCGAGAAGAGTGCGGGGCGTGCGCTCGGCGGTGACTTTTGGCAGGGGTTTTTCCGGGACCTGTCCGCCCAGGCGCCCGACGCTGTGACCGGGCTCGGCAAGAGCATAGGGAACATCACGACCGGTATCGCCGGGCTCATCCGGGCGTTTCTGCCGTTTGTGCCGACGTTCGTCGGCGGGCTGGAGCAGGCGACCGCGGCTTTCGCTAAGTGGGGCCAGGATCTCGGGAAGTCCGAGGGTTTCAAGGCCTTCATGGACTATGTCCGGCAGACCGCCCCGACGGTCATCGGGATCTTCAAGGACATTTGGACGGTCCTGACGAATCTGCTGTCGGGGCTGGCTGGGGACGGCGCGACCGCGCTCGACATCGTCAAGAGCATTACGGGCTGGCTGGCCAGTTTGTCGCCGGAGACGCTGCGGGCGTTCACCCTCGCCGTGCTCGGCGTGGTCGCCGCGTTCAAAACGTGGAAGATCATCAAGACCACGGTCGACGGTGTGCGCCGGGCGATTCAGATCGCTCAGACGGTCTGGTCGGGGCTGTCGAAGGCGGCGTCGCTGGCGGCCAAGGGGGTCAGCCTGGCCGCCAAGGGGATCGGGGCCGCGGCGCGCGGGGTCGGCGCGGCGTGGTCGGGGATCTCGACGGCGGCGCAGCGGGCCGCGCAGGTGGCCCGGTCGGCGGGGTCGGCGATCGCGAACGCGGCGCGTACCGCCGGGTCGGTCGCTGCGCGCGGCGCGACCGCGGCGTGGGACGGGATCCGCACGGCGGCGCAGCGCGCCGGCGCGGCGGCCCGCACGGCCGGGACGGCGATCGCGAACGGTGCGCGGGCTGCGGCCGGCGCGGCGGCGTCGCTTGGCCGGGCCGCGCTCGAGTACGGCAAGATCGCCGCGCAGGCTGCGTTGGCGCGGGCCCGGACGCTGGCGTTTGCGGCGACGCAGGCGGTGATCCGCGGGGCGACGCTGGCGTGGGCCGCCGCGCAGAAGGTCCTCAACATCGCGCTCAAGGCCAACCCGATCGGCCTGATCGTCACCGCGATTGGGTTGCTGGTCGCCGGGCTGGTCTACGCCTGGAACAACTCCGAAACGTTCCGGAACATTGTCACGGCGGCGTGGGAGGCCATTAAGACGGCCATCAAGACCGCGTGGGAGGGCTTTATCAAGCCCGCCCTCGAGGCTTTGTGGTCGTTTATCAAAGACACGCTGGGGCCGGTCTTCGAATGGATCTGGCAGAACATCATCGTCCCAGCCTGGCAGGGCATCCAGACCGCTATTCAGACGGCGTGGAACAACTTCATCAAGCCCGCGCTGCAAGCGATCTGGAATTTCATCAAGAACACGCTCGGCCCTGTCTTCACGTGGATCTGGCAGAACATCATCGTCCCAGCCTGGCAGGGCATCCAGACGGCCATCAAGGCCGCGTGGGAGAACGTCATCAAGCCCGCGCTCCAGGCCATCTGGAACTTCATCAAGAACACGCTGGGGCCGGTGTTCACCTGGATCTGGAAGAACATCATCGTCCCGGCCTGGGACGGCATCAAGTCGACGATCACGACGGTCTGGGAAAAATTCCTCAAGCCTGTCTTCGACAAGCTGTATGAGGTGATCTTCAAGACCATCCCGGACGGCTTCAAAAAGGGTGTCGAGCTCATCCGGACCGCCTGGGACAAGGTCAAGGAAGCCGCCCGCGCCCCGGTGAAGTTCATCGTCGATGTCGTCTACAACAACGGCATCGTCAAGGTCTGGAACACCGTCGCCGATTTCCTGAAGCTGCCGAAGCTGTCGACGCTGGCGTTCGCGCGCGGCGGCGTGGTGCCCGGCTACACCCCGGGTAAGGACGTCGCGCTGGCCGCCGTGTCCGGCGGTGAGGCGATCATGCGCCCCGAGTGGACGAAGGTTGTCGGCGAGGAATACGTCCACAAGATGAACGCGGCCGCGCGCCGGGGCGGTGTGGCCGGTGTGGCCCGCGCGCTCGGTATCGCCGGCGACCCGTCCGGGTTTGCGGGGGCTTTCGCCGAAGGCGGCATCGTCGGCGATGTGAAGAAGGTCCTCGCGGGCGGTATCAAGATCGGTGCCGAGAAGCTGCTGAATCCGCTGCTGGATGCGGCGGAGCGGGCGATGGGGGACAGCGCGTGGGGCCGTATGCTCGTCGGCATCCCCCGCAAGATGATCAGCGAGGTCATCAACTTCCTCGGCGAGAAGGAGATGACGGCCGGGGCGGGGAAGGCGATCGCCTACGCGCGTGCGCAGATCGGCAAGCCGTACCAGTGGGGCGGCACGGGCCCGGACGCGTTCGACTGCTCGGGTCTGGTGATGCGGGCCTGGCAGGCGGCCGGGGTGAAGGACATCCCGCGCACGAGCCAGCAGCAGATGGCGTGGGTCAAACCGGTCCAGTCCCCGTCGCCCGGTGACCTGGGGTTCCCGCACCCGGGGCACGTGTGGCTGTATTCGTCGCCGACGACGATCATCGAGGCGCCCTACACGGGCGCTTTTGTGCGTGAGGTGCCGGCGCGTGCGGCGCAGCTGATCGGCCGCCCGCCGCAGGCGTTCGCCCGCGGCGGGATCGTCGGGTACGCGCGCGGCGGGATCAGACGGCCGAGGGCTCACATCACCGACACTCCGACGGTGCTGTTCGGTGAGGCAGGGCCGGAGGCTTTCATTCCGCTGCGGCGGGATCGGCGGAGTCTGCGGGTGCTGGGGCAGGCAGCGGCGGCGATGGGCCAGGCCGTGGTCCCCGCGTCCAGCCTCGCCGGCGGCGGCTATCTCGAGGCGCTGCAGGCGGCCGCGTTCATGGCCGCGGGCGGGGTGATCCCGCCCACAGGCTCGGGGTCGGCCGCGTCCGCGGCGGTGCGGCAGGTGTCGGCCACGGTGTCCCAGTCCACCGGCACGATCTCGGCGACGCTGGTCAAGTCGAGCGAGATGCTGCGGGAGGCGCTCGCCGAGGGCACGACGGTGCTGACCGGCGCGGTCGGTGACGCGTGGCAGCGCGCCTCGGCCGGGTTGACGTCCACGTCGCAGACGCTCTCGGCGGCGTGGGACCAGGCGGCGGAGGCGACGGCCCAGAGCATCACGCAGGTCGCGGAGGCGGAGACCGAGGCGGCCTCAAAGCTGGTGGTCGCCACCACGAACCTCGGCGAGACGGTCGCCAAGGCGACCGGTGAGCTGCAGGCGACGCTGGTGCAGGTGGCGGCGACGGCGGGGAAGGCCGCCGCGGGCGCGGGCAAGACGTCCGCGAAGTCCGCGGCGGCTCCCGTGGACAAGATCAAGTCGTCGGCGATGCTGGCCTCGGTCCGGCAGCAGCAGGACGTGGTGGTGCTGGTCAGCAAGAACGAGGACATCCCGGTCCGGTTCGGCCACTATGACCAGGGTGGCTGGCTGATGCCGGGCACGAGCCTGGTCTACAACGGCACCGGTAGGCCGGAGCCGGTTCTTACTGATCAGCAGTGGCGGGATCTGCGCTCTGGCGGTGGGCCGCTGGTGCAGATCGAGGAGTTCCACGCCACACCCGAGCAGTCGCCGTTCGCGATCGCGCAGGAGCTGCGGCACATGCTCGGCGCGCAGCTGCGGATGCGCTGACCACAAGGGGTCTGGCGCGGCGCCTACTTGGTGAGGTGCCAGATGCCCTTGTGGTCGGCCATCCCGCTGTTGAGCGCGAACTGCAGCCGGGTGATCTTGGCGTTCTTCGGCACCTCGAACCCGATCACGCCCTTGCGGACGTCGCCGGGGGCGAGGGTGACGGTGCCGCCGAACGACGCGCCGCCCTTGAGATCCACGATGGTGGTGCTGTACTGCTGGCCCTCGCTGTCGATCACGAGGGCGCAGTTGGAGGGGGAGTCCTCGTAGGCGGTGTCGCCGACGTTTTTGAGGACGAGCTCGACCCCGTAGTAGCGTTTGCCGGCGTCCGGCTTGAAAAAGCCGTCGGCGGTGGCATCGGGGAGTACGCGGCTGACCTTCACGGCGATCTTGGCGTCGTCGAACCCGCGCAGGGTGATGACGCTGCCGATCGTGGCCTCTGCCGGCTTCTTCTTCTGCTCCTTGCGCTGGGTGTCGCCGCTTGCGGCCTGAGCGGACGTGCCGCTCGCCTCGGTGTCCTCGGTGCTGGTGACGGTCGGCGCGCCGCAGGCGGTCAGGGCTGCGGCTAACAGCGCAACGGCGAGTGTGAATCGTGCTCGCATTCGGTCCTCCGTGATCGAGGTCAGGTGTGCGGTGCCATCATCGCCTGCTCACGGCCGCCTCGGCGCGCACCTCGATCCCCTCGTGACCCAGTTGTTTGTGCTTGTTGTCTGAAAGGGGCGGGCGATATGTCCCGAATCCAGGCGTATACGGCCGCTGACCTGGCTCGTCTCCGGTCGATCCACACGCCGCCGGCCGGCGGGTGGACGAACGCCACACGTGACCAGGTCCGCGAGTACCGGGATGCGAACGGCCAGCTCGTGCAGGAGGTGCTGGACCAGCTGGGCAACCGGGTGCGGCGGCGCATGCGCCGTGTCGGCGGCCGCTGGGTCGAGGTGCAGGATGTGCGGATCAACCTCCGGACGGGGGTGTGAGGCGTGGCCATCGATCAGGACGGCTGGTTCGTCGACACGTTCGTCAAAGCCCTGGCCGATGACATCGCGCTCGACCTGGGTGACACCACTCCCGGCGCGTTCAAAGGCGCCCTGTTCACGGACGGTGTGACGCCGGATTTCGACCAGGAGGACCCGGCGTACGGGTCGTCGCCGTGGGATGCGAACGAGGCGTCCGGCACCGGCTACACGCCGGGTGGGGCGGATTTGACGGTGACCGGGTGGGGACAGCTGAGCGATGCCCACAGGGTGGGGTGGAGCTTTGACACGGTGACCTGGGCCGACTCGACGATCTCGGCGGCTGGGCTGCTGGTCTACTGCCCGTCGCTGTCGGACCGGTGCGTGATCCTGCGCGCGTTCGGCCAGACGTACAGCACTGAGGCCGGTGATTTCGAGATCACGTTCGATCCTGAGGGTGGGGCGTGGCGCAACACCCTCCGCAACACCCCCTAGGAGCAGACCGTGGCTAAGTCGGGTTACGCGATCACTACTGATGGTGCTGTCGCCCTGTCCACAGCCCCCAAGAGCATCCTCGGCGTCAAGTCGGGTGCGACCACCGCCAACCACGGCGTCGACTTGCTGGGCATCCGTGTCGCGTTCGATGGGGTGACCGCGTCGGCGACACCGGTGCTGGTGGAGCTGTGCGCGGCGACGTTCGCGACCAACGCACCGGGCACGAACTCGACCTCGGTGGCGGTGCGGCAGCGGTACGGCAGGCTCGCGGGCACCGGGTTTACGGCCGCCAAGAACTGGACTACTGAGCCGACCGTCTTGACGGTGGTCGAGGAGTGGCTGCTCACCCCGAACGGGGGCCTGGTGATCTATGACTGGCCGCTCGGCACGTCGCCGGACTCGCCGCTGGGTGAGGGGTTCGTGATCCGATGCACGGCCGGCGCCGCGGTGAACGTGCGCGCCACCATGTATTTCGAGCGGTGCTGAGAGGAGGGCGCCAATGCCCTCTCTGCGTGGCAATGCGACCACGGCCACCGGCACCACGGCGAGCCTCAATGTCACCCGGCCCACTGGCGTCGTGTCGGGTGACCTGATGTTCGCGCTGCAGCAGAGCGAGTACAGCTTGAGCGGCGGTTTGCCGTCGGGGTGGACGCAGATCTACAGCGGCGGCTCTGGGTTTGCGGCGCGCCTGTCCTACCGGGTCGCCGGGGCTGGCGAGCCGAGCAGCTACTCGTTTGGCGGGGGGAGCGGCGGCGCCCGCCACAACGTAATTCTGATCGCGATCGCGGACGCTGACCCGGATACCCGGACGCTGCAGTCCGGTAACGCGGGGTCCACCAATACGGTGACCGCGCCGGCCGCCACGGCGGAGCGGGACAGCGCGCTGGTGGTCAGGTTCGGCCTGGTGGCGACGAACCCGGCCTCGACGTGGACACCGCCCAGCGGCCATACGGAGCGGGCTGAGATCAGCCAGATTCACGGCTGCTCGTGTGCTACCCAGGATGCGCTGGCGGGGGCGGGGAGCGTGGCCGCGGCCAGCTTCACGGTTTCGGGGGTAATTTTTGATTCCGTTGTCCGGCTCGGGATCACATTGATCGTGTACCCGCCGCCGGGTGGCGGGCGGCGGGCTGTGGTGTCTGCGGCGGCGGTGCACCGGGCCTGGTCCTGGTAGCAGGGGGGTGGCGCTGTGGCTCGTCTGGGGCGCGGACGCCCGAACCGGTTCGTCTTCGCCCACCCCCGGCTGGGGCAGATCCATGCGCGGCAGCAGCTGCCGGCCTGGGAGACGGCATCCGAGTGGCCTCCGCTGCTGGTTGAGACCCCGGATGCGCGGCTGTTCCTGCCGGTGTGGGAGACGGCGGCGGAGTGGCCGGCGCTCGACCTGCGGAAACACGCCTACCCCAAGGGTGTTTGGGAGACGGAGTCCGAGTGGCCGGACCTGCAGGTCACCGTGCCGGTCCGCCCCGGCGACCTGATCACCGGGGACTTCCAGATCGAGTGGGCCGGGCTGGTCTTCGGCGGGCCGGGCAACGTCTACCAGATCATCAACGGGACGTTGGAGGGCTGGGATGACATGCCCGAGCTCATCAGCGGCAACGCCCCCCGGGGTGCGCGGCACGGGTCGTGGCCCGGCCGTGACTGGCTGAACGAGCGGGTCGTGTCGGTCACCGTGGCTATCAGCGGGCCCACCGACTCGGAGGCGTTCACCCTGGCCAGCCGTAATCTCCGCCGAGCGATGGGTATCTCCGCGTCCGGCACGGAGTCTTTTCTGACGATCCGGACCGCGGGCGAAACGCTGATGGTGGAGGCCAAACCCGACGGCCGGATCATGCCCACCCAGCACTACGGGCAATACTTCACCCCGGTGCAGCTGCGGTGGCGCTGCTCGGACCCGACCCGGCTGGATGTGCGGCAGCAGTCGGTGCTCGTGCCGGTCGGCGGGCAGCGCACCTGCGACAACGAGGGCGACATGGAGGCCTGTCCGCTGCTGCGGATCCGCGGCCCGGTCGTAAACCCGGTGATCACCAACGTCACGCTCGGCCGGGTGCTGCGGTTCGACATCACGGTGGGTGACGGGGACCGGCTGGATATCGACACCAAGCGTGGCACTGCGGTGATCGGCGGCCAGTCGAAGATGGACAGCCTGTCGACGCAGAGTGTGCCGCCGGAGGAGTGGATCCTCGCCGCCGGCCCCAACGTGGTGTCTTTCGCGGCTGATAGCGGCGGCACCGCAGGGTGCGAGATCCTGTTCCGCTCGTCCTACACCTGACCTCGTCTGATCGAAATTCTTGGGCGCAGCACCCCGGCTTCAGCCGTGGGGTTAGCCCATCCCTCTCGATCCTCAGACATTAGATAGATGTGCGGGGAGGTGCCGGTGCCCTCCATCCGCAGCATCTCGCAGCGCGCGTTCGCCGGCTCGAGCGCCACCATCCAGCGGCCCTCCGGTGTCCAGCCGGGCGATCTGCTGATCGCTTTCATGGGCTCCGACCAGGGAAGTGTGTCGGATCTGCAGATCAGCGGCGGGTGGACGCTGATCAGCCAGCAGGGCGGGTTCATAGACGCGTGGGCCGGGTCGAAGGTGTGGCGGCGTGTCGCCACCGCGAGCGAGCCCACCTCGTACACCGTGTCGCAGCACTCCGGTGCGGACGGTGTGGTCATCATCGTCGCGCTGCGGGATGCCTCAGCCAGCGGCATCATCGCGGTCGGCGACGGGGCGGAGGAGCCGTTCACCTGGGCTGTCCGGGTGCCGGCGGCCACGCCGAGACAGCCCGGATGCCTGGCGCTGCGGTGGGCCGCGGGCACCCAGTACCTGCCCGGCGGCGATGTCGACTGGTTCTACCCGGCGGGGCATCAGGGCGTCACGCAGCTGCAGTCGCGGGATTTCGCGTCCGCGGCGCTGGCCGTGCGGCAGCTGCCGTCGAACAGCCCGATTGGTACGGCGTGGTTCGAGGTCGACCCCTGGGTTGACGTCTGGCAGAGCTTCACGGTCATTGTGCCGCCGCCGTCGCAGTCGGGGCCGACGCCTCCGCCCGCGCCGGCGCCGACGATCCCGGCCATCGACTCCAGCGAGCAGGTCGTCCACTACACCTATGTTTTCGCCGACCTGCTGACGGATGAGCTGGTGGCGAATGACCTGGATCTGCAGGACGTCACATATGAGCGGCGGATCGGCGAGCCCGGGAGCTTCTCGGCTACGGTGAGCGTCGTCGACGAGGTGACCGCGGCCAAGGTCGCCCGCGTGGTGCCACGGCATCCGGAGGACCTGTCGACCGGGCCGGGCCGGACCGTCTGCCACGTGTACCGCAACGGTGTGGTCTGGGGGAGCTACATCATCTGGTCCGCCAGCATCTCCTGGGGTGGCCGGGATCAGCCGATCCAGGTGCGGCTGGAGGGCTCGAGCCTGGAGTCGTACCTGTTCCGGGTCAAGATCCGCGAGGACATGGGCCCGTACGAGGGCGTCGACCAGATTGAGATCGCCCGGGATCTGCTGGCGACGATGCAGCTGACGCCGCGCTACAACATCGGGCTGGTGCTCACCTCCGGGACGTCCGGGGTGACGCGGGATGCGCATTTCCTCGCCTCGGATGCGGCGTCGGTCGGTGAGCGGCTGCGTGAGCTCGCCGATGTCGATGACGGGTTCGAGTGGATGATCGTCGTCGTCGACAATGGTGACGGCACCCGCACCAGGCATTGGGTGTGGGGGTACCCGCACATCGGGTCGGACGCCACCGACCACAAGTTCTTGCAGCCCGGCAACGTGCTGTCCTGGTCGGAGTCGATCGATGTGCGGGGTGGCACGGCGTTCCAAGCCCGCGGGCAGGCGTCGAGCGATGACGCCTCGGAGGAGACGCAGGCGCCGGTGTCGGATGTGATCCTCGCCCAGGCCCATCTTGACGCCGGGTGGCCGGGGCTGGATGTGACGACCGACCACTCGAATGTCAGCGACGTGGAGACGTTGAACGCGTACGCCAGGTGGGGTGCGGCTAATCGTGCGGGTGCGACGCGGCTGCACGAGGCCACCGTCCGCCTGCCGGCGAACACCACGTTCGGGCCCGGCAACCTCGGCGACAAGGTGACGTTGATGCTGGTTAACCCGTGGTGGCCGGTCGAGAACGGCGTCGCCAGCTTCGCGAAAGCATGGCGGGTGGTCGGCATGCAGATCAAGCCGCCGTCCCGCGGCAGCGACATCGAGGAATGCACCCTCACGTTCGAGGAAGAGGAGGAGATGCCGGGTGCCTGAATACCGTGACGACCTCCTCAAGGAGCTCGCCGATCTCAGGCGGAGGGTTGACCAGCTCTCCGCCCTGGTGCAGCGGCGGTCGGCGCTGACTACGGCGTCGGCCGGGTGGGTCATCCCTAACCGGTCGACACCGTCGGCTCCGGAGAGCGGTGCGCACCTGTATGCGGCGAACGGTCAGTTGATGGTGCGCCAGTCTGATGGGACCACGTTCCCGGTGGAGCCGGCTCCGGAGATTCCGTTCGAGCCGGCGGCCCCGGTGTCGGATGTGCCGGTGTTTCAGTCCCCGTCCAATCCCCCTCAGACGGTTGAGGGGCTGCACTCGGCGTACCGGTCGTTGCGTGATGACTGCCAGTCGGGGCTGAGGGCGAATCTGATCGAGTTGAAGACGTCGCTGCGTAACGCGGGGATCTTGTTGGGTTCCTGATCTTTGGCTTTCGGGTCGTGCCGCCCGCGTGCGCCTGGGCTGGGCTGTCCGGGTGCGTCAGTAGAGGGGAGCGCGGGCGGCCCTCTTGTTTCTCAGGGGAGGCGTGTTGGAGGTCCCCGTGCAGCAGCCCACCCTCGGCGAGCTCGCCCGCACGCTGGAGCGCCTCGAGGCGGAGGTGTCGCGGCGGCTTGACCAGATTTGCGAGCAGATGAGCCACATGATCACCCGCGATCTGCATAACGCGCACCTGGCTGCGACGCAGGAGGCGATCGCGCAGATCCGTGACGATCTGCGGACGGAGCGGGAGCGGCGCGCAGCAGATCGGCGGATGGTGACGGGTGCGCTGTTGACGGCCGCGTTATCGCTGGTGGTGACGGTTGTGGGTGCGGCGTTGATGATCGCGCTGCGCTTGCAGGGAGGCGCGTGATGCCCACTGTGGAAGCCGTCCGCAGAGAGCTCAAGCGGCATATCGGGTATCGGGAGACGGGGACGAACGACACCGTTTTCAACCGTGAATTCGGGCGGATCCCCGGCTACCCGCATGACGGCTACGGCTACCCCTGGTGCCACAGCTTCCTGTCGGTCTGCCTCAAACGCGCCGGGCTGAAGCCGGGCGAGGATTTCCCGTGGACCGCAAGCTGCCTCAACGGCGTCGACTGGTTCAAAAAACGCGGCCAGTTCGGTAAAACGCCTAAGCCCGGGGCGATGGTCTATTACGGGCCGGACGGCGGCACCCACGTGGAGTGGGTGGAAAGGGTCACCGCGGATTCGATCGTCACGATCGGCGGGAACACCTCTGGCACGCTGAATGGGGCCTATTTCAACGGTGACGGCGTCTACAGCAAGACTGTCGCCCGGTCGAGCTCGCGGATCTACGGCTACGGATATCCGGTTTATAAGGAGGACGACGGCATGCCCAGCGCGAAGGAGATCGCCGAGGAAGTCTATAAGCGGCTCACCCACACGGTCGCCAAGGGTGTGTGGGCCGAGCGTGAGGGCATTTTCGCCGAGGGGCACCGTATCGATCCGCGGTCGGCGTTCCGCCAGATTTGGGCCTACTGCAAGGATGCCTACCAGCGGCTGCGCGAGCTCCTGTCCCTGTCGCGGCAGATTCTGGCGAAGCTGGAGGCGCAGGACGCCACGATTAAGGCGCTCGTCGAGGCGCTCGCCGCGCGGGACGCGGCGATTGACGCGGATGCGCTGATGGCGCGGATCCGCTCCGAGATCTCCTCGATTCAGGTCCGGCTGGTGGCCTATGGGGGGCCGCCCGAGGACGAGACGTCCTGATCGGAGATTGGCTTTCTTCCCTGGGACGCGCCCTCAAGGTGGGGGCGCTGTTTTGTGTGTTGGAGGAGTTTTGAGACGCATTCTCAGCGGCGTCGTGCTCGCCGTTACCGCTGTGCTGCTGGTGGCTCTGACCGCGCCCACCGCCCACGCGGCGGCGCGGCGGGACATCGATGGCCTGGTGATCGGGCAGGTCGGCTACAACGCCGTCGGGCCCGACCGGCTCTGGAACCGTAACCAGGAGCACGTCGACGTCAGCAACGTCGGCCCGTCTGCGGTCAACGTCAAGGGCCTGGTCGTGGAGGACTCGTGGGCTCGAGCGAACCGGGCCACCAACGACAAGGGGTGCAACACCTTCACGGTGAACTCGCTGCCCGGTGTCGACGAGGTCGACGGCAAGCTGATGCTGCAGCCGCGGCACACGATCCGCGTCTACGTCGGCCAGGGCACCCCGCGCACCTTCGGTTTCGGCAACCGGATTCACGCCGTGTACATGAACCACGGCGTGGGTGACACCGCCGGCTGCGGTTACAACGGCCATTTCCTGAACAACACCCACGACCGGGTGTGGATCAAGCTCGGTGACAGTGAGAAGTCCAAGGCTTACGACTTCCGCCACGGCTACTACCTCCGGTAATTCCCTGCTTTTAGGAGGGGCGCATGTCCCTGTCTGACGTGATCGCGTCGCTGATCCGTACCTGGGTCGCTGTCTGGGTGCCCGTTGCCGTGAGCTGGCTCGCCAGCTTCGGTGTCGAGGTGCCGGTCGAGCCGGCCACCGCGGTGGTCGTCGCCGCTCTGATCAGCGGCTACTACACGGTGGTCAGGCTGCTGGAGGCCCGCTGGCCGTGGGTCGGCACCCTGCTCGGGTGGAAGGCTCAGCCGACCTACCAGAAGAGTGAGGATTCGACGGTGGTCCGCCTGCCCGGCTCGTGATGACCGGGTCCGCGTCGCCTCCTCTGCGGGGGTGATGTGGTGTGCCCTGCCTGCCCCTTGTGGGGCGGGCAGGGCGCCTTTTTTGTTTTGTGCGCCGTATGTCTATTTCGCCGGGCAGGCTGTGATCATTTTCTGGCGTGCCGGTAGCGGGTTTGTGTATTTCGGGAAATGCCGGACGTGTGGGGTTGGGCCGTGGCATGATTGTCACATCGAGCCCAGATGGCTCGGGGATCCCCTTTTCTCTGGAGATTCACCATGATGTCCCGTAAGCGTATCCTCGCCGCGGTTTTTGGTGCCGCGGCTCTGATCGCCACCGTCCCCTCCGCCGCGGCCGCCACCGCCCCCGCCAAGCCGAAGCCGCACAAGCCCGCCGTCACGACCTGGACGCTGTGCGCGCACAAGACCAAGGGCACCGTCCGCCTCGCCACCAAGCGCCGCCCGTGCACCTGGCGGGAGGAGCGCATCGTGGTCGCCCCCGCCCAGCCGAAGCCCCAGCCGAAGCCGGCCGACGTGCGGCCGGCGCCGTACTACCTGCGGGACGGCTCCGTCACCAAGCACTGCGCGGCCACGGGCAAGTGGCGCGGCACCTGGGTCGTAGAGTGCAAGCAGGTCGGCGTCAAGCCGGTGCCCACCCCGGTGCCGTCGCAGACCGCCACCCCGGAGCCGTCGCAGACCGCCAGCCCGGCGCCGCAGTCGACCCGCACCACGCCGGCCAACCCGCGCGGCCCGCGGGACGCCAGCTGACCTAGCCACTCACTCTCGTCGCTCACACTCGGGTAAGGCCCCCGGCTCCGGAATCTGGAGCCGGGGGCCTTTTCCACGACCACAGGGTCTTTCGCAGGGTGCCCCGGCCTTCAGGCCGGGGGTGAATGCGACCCCTGCGGAGCAGGGCAAGGAAAGCCGTTACGCTCTTGGGCGGAACGGCGTTCAGCCTCTTCGACGGCACGCCGCACTACGGCGATCAACCAGGAGTTCAGGGAGCGGTCGTCGGCGGCGGCAGCGGCCTTGGCGCGCTCGTGCAGATCGTCGGGCAGTCTCAGGTTCACATGCTTCATGGGATCATTGTGATGCTAAGATGGTCCCATGTCGAGGTTTCGGATGTACCCCACGCCGCAGCAGGAGCAGCAGATGCTTCTGCACTGCGCGCACGCCCGGTACGTGTGGAACCTCGCTGTCGAACAGCAGTCGTTTTGGCGTCCGGGCCGCAGGTCCGCGCCAGGGTTCGCCGAGCAGTGCCGCCAGCTCACCGAGGCCCGCGCCGTGTTCGACTGGCTGCGCGCCGGGTCGGTGAACATCCAGCAGCAGGCGCTCAGGGACTTCGCCCAGGCGATGGCGAACTACTTCGCCGGGACGCACAGGCGGCCGACCTGGCGCAAGGCGGGACGGCATGAGGGATTCCGTGTCGTCGGCAAGGATTACCGCGTACGCAAGGTATCCCGGAAGGTCGGCGAGGTCTGGGTGCCCAAAGCGGGATGGGTGCGGTTCCGCCTGTCACGCCCGCTTCCACCGGAAGCGAAGTCGTACCGGATCACCCGGGACCGTGCGGGCCGTTGGCACGTGGCGTTCGCCGTCGCGCCACACCCGATCCCCGCGCCGGGCACGGGCGAGATAGTCGGGGTGGACCGGGGTGTCGCCGTGTCGGTGGCGCTGTCCACCGGGGAACTGCTGACCGCGCCAGGCCTGCGCGAGACGGAGAAAGCACGGCTGCGCCGGTTGCAGCGGAAACTCGCCCGAGCTAAGCGAGGATCTAACCGGCGGGCGCGGGTCAAGCTGGCCATCGCCCGGCTGAGGGCCCGTGAGAGCGATCGGCGCAAGGACTGGGTGGAGAAGACCTCCACCGACCTCGCGCGCCGGTTCGACATGATCGTCGTCGAGGACCTGAAGATCTCCAACATGATCCGCTCGGCGAAAGGCACCCTCGACGCGCCGGGCCGTAACGTCCGGCAGAAGTCTGGGCTCAACCGGAGCATCCTCGCCGCCGGGTGGGGACAGCTCGTAACCCGCCTGGAGCACAAGGCTCCGGGAAGGGTCGTGAAGGTCAATCCCGCGTACACGAGCCAGCGTTGCTCGGCGTGCGGGATCGTGGACCGGGAAGCGCGCGAGAGCCAAGCACGTTACCGGTGCCGGTCCTGCGGATACGCCGCCAACGCTGATGTGAACGCGGCCAGGAACATCAGGGATACCGCCGCAGGGCATGCGGTGGCTGCGCGGGAAGGGCTTCGGGTTGCCAGGCCGATGCACCGCGAACCTCAGCCCGTCCTCCTCTCTGTGTAGAGCGACGGGTTGGAATCCCCCGCCTTCAGGCGGGGGAGGATGTCAAACGGAAACGATGATCACCCGCGAGGATGTGCTCGCGCGCGAGCTCAGAGGTGTCCGCTGAGCTCGCGGCGGTAGGTGAGCCACGCGGCGGCGGCGTCGGCGGCGCGCCGGCGCCGCGCGCGCAGCTCGTGCGGGCCGCGCTCGGCCATC